AAAAAGCACAGAATAATTTCATGCCTTTTGTTCATCATGTATATGAGAACTTTATTGAGGGTCGTCATCATCTTGAGATAGCAGAAAAACTTGAGAAGGTAGCAACTGGCGAGATTACAAGATTGATTGTCAACATGCCACCGAGACATTCAAAGTCGGAACTTGCATCTTATTTAATGCCTGCGTGGTTCTTGGGCCGTAATCCGAAGTTAAAGATCATTCAAGCAACGCACAATACTGAGCTTGCGGTGCGATTTGGACGTAAGGTAAGGGATTTAATAGATTCTGAGCAGTATGGACATATATTTCCAGACACGGATTTGAAAGCAGACAGTAAGGCGGCAGGTCGTTGGGAGACAAGTGCGGGCGGAGAATATTTTGCTGCGGG